AGCACATACTTGCTCTACCCCAAATGTCTTACCATTTCCAGAGAGTCCAGTGATAAAAGTAGGATAAAAAAGCTTACTTTGTACAATCTTTTTAAGGTCATTAAATGGTCCAAACTTAACAAATGTGTTATCAATTTCAGGGGTAAGATTCTGTTGTACTTCTGGTTGAACAGCAGGTGCTTCATATGCTTTCTCTATATTCTTCACAGCTTTCTGTGTCACTGTAAGGTTCCACTTACCACGTCCAACCTTAAATCCAGTAATCTTACTTGTAATTGTATGATAATGAACATTGTTCATTGCACAGTAAGCTCTAATGTCAGCAGCAACAACTTCATCACCATAAAGTGACTGAAGTGAAGTAACTATTGATTCAGGACTGTAGGTTGTTGCCATAATTTAATTTTTGTCTTTCAATACTCTTATTATAACCGTCTATACGTTCTGAATACGTATAGAGTGTGCCACTTATTTAAGTGGTTTTATTTCTGATATTTCTTAATACTCTCTTCCCACTCCTTCATTGAAGAAGAACAATCAGGTGGTTCAGGTTCTTTATAACCTTTCATTTTTTTCCATTTTTGATATAAAGCATTCATATACCATGATTGAGATAGACTTTTAGGACCATTCTCTAGCAACTCAAGATCTTTCTTGTTGCTTGTATATGCTTTATATTCTTCCCTCCAATTGGAGTCATCCCAGTTCTTTGTCAAATCCTTTCCTCCTTTTCCAATCAGAATACATTGTACCATAGATCATACCTTCATGAGATTTTAAATCTCTACCTGAAAGTATATCTATTTGTTGTTTAGATAATTTATCTCTATTTTCTTTAAGATAATCAATCTCCCACTTATCAATAGCAGGAGACATTACTTTCATTCTTTCACTTAAAGACATAGATTCCCACTCCTCATGATGATGTACATTTACATTATAACGTATATCTGGCTGTTCTCCATGTAAATTGTCTCCACTCATAACTATGCTACCAATTCTACAAATTCGCCAAGAACTTTTTTATTTAGTTTCTTAGCTTTAAGAGACTTAACAAAAGCACGTTTGATTTGTGCCTTAGAAGCATCTTCTTGAACATCAAACTCATCATCATTAGATAATGCTGAGTCTATGATAGCAAAGTAAGAATCATAACCTGACTCTTTTATAGAGTAAGTCTTTTCCTTTCTTGCTTTTTTATACTCAGTTTCACTTATATACCCATATCTTCTGATAAAGTATCCAAAATCTCTAGCAGGAACAATACGAATACCAATGAAATTTACATCAGAATAAATCTGTTTTAAGTCTTTGAGAAGAACATCAGTAAAACCATGATATGCATATGGAAGTTTATAAGTATATCCAGTCTTCCTATTACGTAAATAAGAAGTTTCTGGTTGATAATGTCTAGTTCCTAAATGAACTTCATCATCACGATAATCCTTATATTCTTTATAAATTGGCATTTGTGCTGCTTCACCATCACTCAAGATTACACACTGAACCTTTTGTAATTTGTTCTCCTTTTTGAATTGAGGAAGTATTTGATGAAGACATACCAAAGCATCATTTAATGGAGTTCCACCTAAGTGATAAGAATTAGGAATAGTATAACGATCATCACGATCCCAACTATAACATCTACTACTAGCATCTAGATTAGTAGCCAATCTCCAAATATTAACCATCTGATTTTCCAATCCTGCCTTATTAAACTTACTACTAAAGAAATTTAATAAAACAAAATTATTATCTACAACAAAATCATATTCCTTTTCTTCTTGAAGTTTTACAACTGGGTCTCCACCATAATAACCTACATTTTGATTATACCTATAAGTATTACTAAAGGCATATACCTCAAATGGAATCTGTACTTTCTGACAGAACCATATTAGATTATAAAGTTGCTTAAGTGTACTCAATAAGCAATTGGTCATTGAACCAGACCAGTCTAAGATAAAAATTAATCCGTGGTTTTTCCCATCAGGAACGACATTAATTCTTCTAAAGATGTCTTCACTGAATTTATATTGATGAAGCTTCTTTGTATCGAGAACCCCAGTGCGACTTGTAGAAGAACGAGCATAATTGTCAGCTGCCTTCTTACATTCAAATTCTTTAACAAGGTAACTTACCTCCTTCTTAGCTGAATTTTTAAAAGATCGATATTCCCCATCTACAACAGAGTAATCAGCAGTCCATTTTCTATCTTCAGATGGTTCTAGAAGACTATTAAAATGTTCAGTTAATTCATCTCTAACCTGAGTATGAGGGATAATAATATTATCTAGGTTTACTTTAGGGACTGATGCATAAACACTATCAGTACCACGTGTAGAAGGATCATTCAATTCACTTAACTTCTCTTGGAGAATCTCATCAGTTAATACTTCTATAGATGTTTTGGATCTTCTTGATTCCTGTCTCTGTGGTGGAGATTGTTGTGGTTCTGGTTGATCAAAATCATTTGCAACCTGTTCTTCTGGTCTTGGATTATCATCATACTCAGTATCATCTTCACCTAAATCTGGACGACTAGATTCTCCTTCTATACCTTCACCCATTTCCAATTCTTGTTGTATACCCTCTTCTCCTTCCTCATCTTCTTTCTCTTGTTCTTGAAGACAATACTTATAAAGAACTTCTGATGCACGTAAAGCATCATCAAAAGTTTCAGAAGCACCTACTAAATCAACAATTTCTTTTTCTTCTATCGAAAAATCAACAGAAATATGACTGCTGCCTTTAAAATATAAGTTGGTGCGATCAGCAAGATTAAGGTCATTAATATCTTGACCCTCCAACTCAAAGAAGTCCTCATCATTTAGCTCCTTATATCCATTAAAAAATGTTTTAGAAAGTCCTGGATATTTTCTCTTCATCAACTTCTCAATTCTTGCATCCTCACATACATTCACAATCTGTTGAGGAACTTTAACCTTCTCTGTCCAATCCTCATCTGGTGTGAATAATGCATGTCCAACCTCATGCCCTACAAGCATATCATATACAACAGAAGAAGCACGTTTCCAAAAAGGAAGTGTCAATACTCTTGTATGGACATTAAATTCAGCAGTCTCTACATCTTTATTTTCTACTACTAGATCTTCTGTAGCAAGCAACTTAGCAAGTTGTGATTTAATTTCAAAATTTACTGTCATGCTGTTTTGCCTTGATATACTCTATTATACAAGAAAACCTGGGGTCATCCCAGGCTTAGTGGACACTAAATTAATTGTCTACGAACCAATCCCCACTCAAAGGTGGGGATTTCGGTCTTGTCTCTCCTTATATTAGGTTGGTCTAAGCAGTTAGGATGTGTCTGCAAAATCTTTTTGCAGCGTGATCAGTTATCCCACTTTCTGCTATACACTGGAAGTAATCGGACACTTGGTCATATCTCTCGTCAGACGTATCTTTTTCGTCCCACTTCCATGTTGATAGCTCATTATGTGATACTAGGTTGTGCATAAATCCACCTCCTCAACTGTACTATTATTTATCATAATTTCAACACATTTGCAATTAATTTTAAGAAAAATAAATGCCTATGAACTTATACCTAGTGGTATAAATATATTTTTAAAACTGTGAGGGAAGGAGTCGAACCTTCAAGTCCCGCCAGGAACATCAGTTAAACAGACTGACACGTTTACCAATTTCGTCACCTCACAATGGAGGCTCTATGAAAGAGCACTCATTAGACGTTGCATACCGATTCCTCCACCACTTCTAGGAAAGAAGTCAAACTCTAGGAACTCATCAAGTTCTTTTTCAACTCTTTCCTTACCAAATAATTTGTAAAGTAGTTCAGCATATTGTCCATCAGAAATAGTATGGAATGTTTCACGCATCTGATCCTTATCTGTACTACGTTCAGCACTACCAATGGTTTCCATACCACCAATAATTACATCAATCTTCTTACTAGTATCATCAGAATTCCTTGCCATATTCCAGAAAGGTGATGTCCATTCAGGGAACTTAGTAATCATACCAAGACCAATTGATTCTTCATGATCATGGTCAAGTTCATCTGTATCAAACTTTTTCTGCCACTCTTTATAAGTTTTAACATTAACTTGATCTAATGGTAATCCAATATACTCACATAATTCTTTTTCCATATCTTCTAATTCTTTAACACCACCTTTCATTTCAAACTCAAACATAGGGAAGATGGTTTCATGTCTTCCTTCAACTGGATTTGGTTCTGCTCTATATGAAGTAGATACACAAAAGAAACCTGCAGCATCAGGGTTGGAAAGTAATTCATATTCTAACCACATTTGTCCAGTCTGTGGTAGTGGCCATACTTCTCCATTATACTCATAAGTTGCTACTGTTTCTGGATCTTCACATGCAGCAAGAATACTCAATCTATTCTGAGTATGGACTTCTAGGAAATTTTTAGACAAAAAAAATGACCTCAATAGGTCAACAGTCTCACTATACTTTTTTGGATCAATCAAAGCGGTCATTTTATTTCTTGACAAACTGAGTTATTTATACAAAAAAAGCACCTTTGAGTTTCCTCTTAAGTGCTTGTCTCCTGACTTTTGCCTGTCTCAGGGCTTGTGGTCTAAGTTTTCGTTTTTTCTCCTTCTTGGAGTGGTGTATCCAGTTTGGGACTTTCATTACCCTATCCTCACTACACTATCTATGATAGCATACTTGAAAACCCTTTGACCTTATCAAATTTAATGACATGCTCAAACCTCTCATCCATACCACTCTTATGGGATATAACAAAGATATTAGCATCCTGAATTACATACTTAATAATCTTCAAGAATTCTTCTGTTCCAAACCCATCTAGAGAACTATCAAATACCTCATCCATAATTAAAAGATTTGTATTAACAGAATTCTTAAACCTTGCAACTTCTCTCCATGTAAAAAGTAATGCTAGGTCAATCCTCATCTTCTCACCTTCACTAAATGAAGCGTAGGAAAAATCCTCATGAATAGGGGACTCTATGGTTTCATTGAATTGTTCATCCAACTTGAAGTTGATGTAAAAGTCCATCATCTGCAAGTACTTATTAACCTGTTGATTAATTAAAGGAAGATACTTTTTAATTATCATAGACTTGACTCCACCATCCTTTAGAAGGCTATAAGTGAAATCAAAATAAGTTATCTTCTCTTTCTTCTCAGCAAGGTTTTCATATGTCTTTTGGAGACTTGATCTAAACTCTTCTAATTTCTCATGCTCAGTATTTCTATTTGCAAGTTGGTTGGTAAGTTTCTGAATTTCTTGTTCCAGATCTCTGATTTGTCGTTGACACCCAGATATCCTAGTATTGTTTTTAGAAATGCCATGCGTGAGTTTAGTAATCTCCTTAGATAAATTTGTAAAATGAAGCTCTCGCTCTTGTTCCTTTTTAATTGCTTCTTCTAGTTCCTTATAACCAGATTGCAACTCCTTTGCTTTAGTTTGAGCTTCATCAATTCTATTTACACGGAACTCTTCTTCTATAGATTGTGTACAGGTAGGACAAACCCTATTATCTGTGAAAAACTTATGTTCCTTGGTAATTGTTGCTACTTTTTGAGTAATTTTACCTTTAAGATTATTAAGTTTCACTAACTTATCATCTGATCCAGAAACCTTTTTTTGCTCTTCCATAAGGTCAGACACATTTGCTTCTGTTAACTGATTATGCTCTAAATGAGTATCAACCTCAATACCTAATACCTTAATCTTTTCATTCTTCTCTTGAATATTATTCTTACCTTGCTCTTCTAATTCTTTAATAAAGTTCTCTTGCATCTCTGATTTATCTTTTAGAGATTCTTTCTTCAACTCAAAAGTTTTTACTTCTTCTCTAACCATTCTAATCTTATCTTTAATAAGAGTATTCATAGAAGAGAAAATTTTAATATCTAATAAATCTTCTACCACTTCTCTTCTACTAGATCCATTCAATTGCATGAATGGAACAAATGTACTAGACCCCAATATAACAATCTGAGTGAATGACTTATAGTTCATCTTAAGAACATTCTGCTCTAACCATTTTTGTTGATCATTAACATTAGCAGATTGATTTAATTCCTCACCATCTTTTGTAATAGTAAAGATATTAGGTTTTATTCCACGTACTATTTTCCATTCAGTAGAATTGACAGAGAAATCTATCTCTACCTCACAATTTTTTTCATTGGTAGTATTAATTAATTGACTCTTACTAATCTTTCTGAAAGACTTTCCATATAATACAAATGTCAATGCATCTAGTATAGTAGACTTACCAGCACCATTAGCACCAATAATTAAAGTAGTTGCTTCCTCATCTAATTTTACTTCAATAGGATGATTACCAGTACTTAAAAAATTCTTCCAAGATATTTTTTTAAATGTAATCATGCTTAGTATCAGTATCAGGAGGAATAACTATGTCATCTGGAGTGATGACTGTATATTTGTGTCCATGTAGTTCACAGGTCTTAATCATCAAATCATCTTCAATTTTTAAAACTTTCATTTTTGGATAATCCATTTCTTCCAATTGTAAAGCATATCTTGTAGCATCATCTTCTTGTACAAAAATATAAAGTACTTGATCTAGATCCTCATCAACTACTGAATAAGCACCTTCTCTCTCTTTACCTTTTACTGTTATAATATACATCAGGTTATTTCGCAAGCTTCTTGGTATATCTCATCTACCATTTTCTTAATAACAGACTTATCAAGTGATATTTCTGCTTCTTCAATATATCTATTGAGAATGGAAAGAGTATCTTCTGATTCAACCTCAGATGAATCATCCTTATCATACCATCCTGCAAAATCAAAGTTCTCAACAATTTTCAACTCTGCCACATTAGCAGAATATAATTTATCAATAAACTTTTCAAATTGAGTAAGGTCAGACTTCTTACGAACTATAACCTTAACAATCTTATCTTCATACTCTCTTGCATCAAAGGTCTGATGTGGTGTATCCTCATAGTATATCTTATAGAATAAACGATATGGATTATTAACTGGTGTATGTTCTAGGGTTTCTGTATCAAAGAAATGAAATCCTCTTGTATCAGCATGATCATTCCAATATATCTCATAAGGATTTCCCAAATAATAGATATT